TATGGACTTGTTAGGTCCGCAATCTATGTCTAGCCAGTAAGACTTTAAAGACTCTACATTTTCCTGAGTGCGGTTCTCGCCGGTTCCAAACTTTGCCAAAGTAAAAAATACACACCATTTATCTGCTACATATTTTTCTATCTCTGCGTCTAACTCTGCTCTGGTTTCCACCATGCACTGACGCGTTGTAGTTTTATCTTTGACCGCAAGAAAACCGTACCACCCTCCCGCAGGGCGCACTAGGTCTATGAGGTCTACGTTTTCCATTAAGCTATTGCTCCAACTTGTCTATTAATTTTTCTATCTTAATAGCCATTTGAACATTAGGATTGGAAACTCCCGTAAACCAATTATAGACAGCTTGACGACTGACCTTAAGTTTCTGTGCCACTTCGGCAACGGGCACATCGTTCTTGATGCACACCGCGCCGAAGTAAACGCCTAGAAGCTCTTTGTCGGAAGCCTTATTTAACTCTATAAGTTTGAGGCTATATCCGTAGCTCATTGGGTTTATTTACCTCCCCAATCATCTATTATTGACGACAAGTCTTCTCCATCAGGCTTGGGGTCGTCTTTTTTCTTCTGTCGTTTTACTGGCTCTGGCTCTGCTACTACCTCTACCTCGTCTTCCGCATCAGCTAAACCACCAAACATATCTTCAACTGACTCAGCAGCAGGTGCATCCGCAGAGGAAAATCCGCTCTCTACATCAAAAGGTGAAGCAGGTTTGTAAGGGATGTAGTCTATTACCTGTACCCCACGCAACCGTAGCGACACGCCACTAGTAGCCATGCTGTAAGGAATAAGTTCCATAGCTACGCTAATAGTACTGCCTGTGGTTAGCATAAAATCTTCAGGTAGACTCGCATTCTGAGAATCAAATAAAGCAGGTCGGCCCGTAGGCTTCTTGTTGTAGCTAGCTTTTAGTTTGGTCTTGCCTACAAGTTCCCCATCTAGTTGTGTAAATGGAAGCTCTAGCTTGTCAGGCCAGCTGCTGTCTTTGGCTTCTTTATACGCCGCGTTCATAGCGTTGTATAAATCCTTAGCTTGGTCTTTAGACATCACAAAACCTAGCTCGTAACAAGCGCCATCTTCTATAGCATCGCAAGGTACACTCTTACCTTTAGCTCCTGCTTTGCTGTCGAACTTGTAGGGCTGGTCAATACGAGGGTATCTTGCTTTTACGTTCTTGAGAATGTAACTATTATTGCTCATGTTGTTATTTCCAATGTTGTTAAAAAGATTACTATTTTCCTCATCGCGCTTGATGAGTCCTTCTACAGCTCCCATCTCTTCCGTTGCCAACGGTCGAGCGGGTTTGAAATATATCCTATAAAAGCCGTTAGCCTTGAAAAAATATACCTCAGTTAAAACAGTGTTTAGCTTTTCCCCGTTACTTTTTAAGTAATCTCTGTATTGGTATAAAGTCATCTTGTTCAATGCTTTGGCAAACAAGCTAGCCCCACCAATACGTAGGCTGCACACTATTTTCGATTCTTCTTCCACTAAAGTAACAGTGGTAAAAAACTTGCACGGTTTACTATTGTTACTAGCCCCGCCTTTAATATTCTGAACACAGTCGATACATCTGGAAGACTGTCTAGCAGCAAGCGGTACGCTATCATCAGGAGTATTGGAATCAAAAGACCAACACTTCAACTCCCCTTGGTACGTATAAAAATTCCGAGACAACGTTCCTTCACTAGCCACAACTACTTTAAGTGAGTTTTTAGGTTGGCGCGTGTTTGGTGCTAAAAAATAACCATCTCGTGTTCGTAGCTTATTCATTTGTTAGTGGGCTTTCTTACTGAGATAGTGTACGTACTGTTTGCTTGCAACCCTTGAGGGCAGAGGTCAGGGTTCTCAGCTAAGAACTCCTTCATGTTACCGTTGTGGATTCGCTTTTCAAGCAAGTGCATAGCACTGTGTTCTTCTACAAAGGTGTACAAAGATTCCCAGTCACTAGTCCAAAAGTTAGATTGCACCCTACGGCTGATGGTTCCTTGCGGAGTCTTTAAGCTGTCTACGTTTTGGTCTGCGCACAGCTCAAGCATCTTTTCTGAGATGGTGGCTTGTATCTTTTTTAGTTTTTTAATCTCTTCTTCTTTGTCTTTAATGATGTTCCTTAGCGTAATGTAGTCTAAGGCCATCTTGTCTGCGGTCATGGTTTCCATGTTACCTCCTTACTTTTTTCTAAAGGGATAAGGAGGATACCACTTGCATAGACAATGTCAACAGTTATTCAACTTCTTTTCTATACAACTCAACAATTTTAGTGTGGTTAAGTACTTTATTTTTAAGCATGTCGTATATCTTAGCTTCAACCTCGCTGCCTTGTATGTGCACAATGGTCATGCTGTGTTTCTGTCCGGGTCTGTTTATACGGGCATTCGCTTGCAAATAAGTTTCTACGCTCGTTACGGGGGCATACCATATTATCGTGTCCGCTGCCGTAAGGGTTAACCCGTGCGATGCAGCTTGTGGTTGTATGATAAGCACTTGAGGGTCAGGTTTTGTTTGAAAGTCTTTAAATATTCGACTCCTGTTGTTAAGCGTTACACTGCCAGATATAACCTCTGCCGATATTTTACTTTTGTCCAAGAATTCTTTTAGCAGTTCTATAGTATGAGTAAAGGGAACAAAAACTAATACTTTATGCGGGGCTTCGTTGATAACCTCAAGTACTACATTAAGTCTATTCTTCACATCAAACTGCACAACTTCTTTATCGTCCGAGTAGACCGCACCCCCTGATATTTGCAACAACTTGTTCAAGTTAGTAGCCGCGTTGACAGAAGTTATTTGTTCTCCCGCTGCCTGCATAGTCATTTGTTTCTTAAGAAGTTTGTAATATTTCTCTTGCTGCGCAGTAAGCGGTGCGTCTCTATCCACTGACATTACATCAGGTAAGTCCAAGCATTGATCCCTCTCGAACCGTATAGCAGGCTGCAATACATGGTGCACGACTTTGTCTGCGTTAGGTTTGGGACGCCATATATGTTGAGATACTTTATACATGACTGTGTCTCTGTAAGGCGTGTAGTACTTAGGCACCCGATGAGGGCTTACCAATTTAGCCAGACCATAGGCATCTAGTGGGGACTGTGCTGCCGGTGTGCCAGTTAACATCCACAACCTGTCTATCTTCTTACACAGGTCTCGCATTATCTTCCAACGATTAGTCTGCGAATTCTTATAAGCGTTAGCCTCATCCACCACGATCAAGTCAAAGCCTGCTTGTAAAATGGTCTCCTTTACTACACCTACACCATCAAAATTAATTACAACAAACTCAGAGCCTGCGTTAATTATTTTTTCTCTTGTGGTAGCTGGGCCATGTGCAACTGAACAGCTGCGGTGCATGGCAAACTTAAACAAGTCTTCTTGCCAAGCAGACTTCATAATAGACAGCGGACATACCACCAACACTCGTTTTATTAACCCCAGTTTCATGAGGTAGTCTACCGCCCAGATAATCGAAGCAGTCTTGCCTGTCCCTGCCTCGTTAAAGCAAAACGCTTTTTTATACAGGCTGAGAAAAGAAGCTGTCTCTTTCTGGTGTTCAAAGGGTGTTAGTTTGCCTGTCCATTTGTAATCCCTAAGCATGGGAGACGGCACTTCTTTAGCCCCTAACTCTGCGAGGGCCGAAGCTTCTTCGTACTCCCACTTGACCGCTAGCTCTACAAGTTCACCTTCTTGCCCCACTTTTTTACAGTTTTTTATTTTGTCCGTTACTAACTCAGGACGCTTAGTCTTCAGAACCAAAGCTTTATCTTTAACTATTTTCATGCTTTAGATGTCTTCCCTCGTTCGCGCTTACTGGTTTCTGATACAAGGTTACCTTTAGAGTCTCGCTTAAAGGATCGGTTACGGCTAGCTGTCTCTACTCTAGTGCCATCAGAGTTCTTGCCGCCCTTGTCCATTGCTTTCTTATGGGCTACATCTTTGCCATCACCCTTAGAAACTTTCCCCTCTCGCATTGCCTTACGCCTAGCTTTGTTGCGTTGGGCACGTTTCTTCTTTTGCTCTTCCGTGCCTTGGTACTTAGCGTACTCGGCTTTGTAATCTCGTTTCTTAGCAACCATGACGGCTTCCTCTATGTTTAATGTAATGTTTTCTTGTAACTTTCGCTGCT